GGGCCACCAAGGCCCGCACCGTCGACACGGACCTCTTGTGCCCCAGTCTCCAGCGCAAGCTGGTGGACTCGGGTAGCAGACTCCAAGGCGGTAGCCTTGCTCCATGTACTTAGGCGGCGAAGCCGCCCGCCACGATTTACATACACAACGCTGTCGTCATCACCAAAGCGTGCAAGGTCGACACCCAGCTTTGCTGGGATCTCCATGTCCTCTTCAATGTCAGTGTCCATGCCCTTGTCCAAAGCCTGCTGGCTAAAGAACGTGGTGTCGTCCTCTTCGGGGAACTCGCCCAGAACCTTTGAGCGGTATCTGGCAGAATCCTCGCCCCAAGCTTGCTTCTGGCGGTTTACCCAGCCCGGCTGGATAAGTAGCGGTTTAACATCGTCTGGAACCCATTCACCAGTGAAGTTAGGCGTATCAAAAGCCGAAATCTTAATCTTGTTCCAAGTTTCATCCTCGCGGAAAATCCTATGAAACTCAGTTCCTCTTCGGTCAGGGTTTCCAATCGCAAGTACTCTAGAATCTGCAGAGGTCGTAACTGCTTCTGCAGCAGTGTATAGATCTGCTGGTATACCACCAGCCTCATCCAATATGACAAATACATACCTGCGGTGAATACCCTGGAACGCAGAAACGATATCGGTATCTGCGGGCCTTCGCCCGAAGCCGATAAGGGTTCCGTATTCATCGTCAAGCTTCCATTCTTCAGACTGGTTAATGTGCCCCGGAAGGCTAAACCCACGGATAGCTGCAGTCTTGTGATTGTCTTTTAGCTCGCGAAATAGCACTCGGGCAATCTGTGGGTAGGTAGGTGCAGAACAAATCATTGCAACCTCGTAGGGGTCGCGAGTCGCAACCCACCAAGCTCCCATGATACCAGCGGTGGCAGACTTACCAGCTCCGTTGCACGATACAACGGCGGTGTGAGTGTGGTTTACAACAGAGTTGCCGATCTCGGCCTGCTTGGACCACATGTGCTTCCCGAGCACGTCACTAGCCCATGCCACTGGGTCATTGATATAGATAGAGTTCTTTGACCGCTTACGCAGCTCAGCAACAACGCCGTCAATTACTCCATCAATGTTTGTCATGTTTATCCGTAGTGTAGAACCCAGTTCCGTAAAACTTTACTCCCGCTGGCTGAGGCTTGCGGTTCATCTCGCCTTGGCAAACATCGCACAAGATCTTCGGGTCCTGCATCATGCTGTGCATTACCTCTTTGGTGCTGTGGTTGCGTGGGCAACTATAAAGATACGTTGGCACGTTCCCTCTCAATCTCTCGATTCAAATACCAAGCAGCTTTTTCAAGGTCCTGCAGTCTGTTGCCCTTGTGGTCTGCTCGCATAACGTACTTAATAACATTCCCAAGACAAAATCCCATGTGCTCGGTAATCTCAATTGTCTCGATACCGCTGGGGTGACTCAGGTAGTGCTTCGGGTGATTAACCGCGTCCACTAGTCCCGCTCTTTCTCCAACTCATACTTGGCCCGTACTAAACCTTCAACCACAAGCTCATCTAGCTCTTCCTTTGGCACCTGTGGGTACCGCTCGGATAGCTCGCCTTTGGCAAAGTTCAAAGCTGAATCCATCGCCTTCAGCAAGACCTTTTCTTGGTACTCGCTGAGCTTGATCACATCTAGGTCTAGCTTACTACGCTCAGAGTCCAGACGCTTGCCGACTTCCTGCAAAACCTTCAAGAGCAACTTGGCGCTTTCGTTGTCCCGAAAGTCCACAGCGTTCTGGGTGAGGGAATCCTTCAACTCGTTTAGCTCGAACAGCAAAAGCTGGCGCTTTTCAACCTCGGACCAAATGTCACGGCGGTTTAGTAGCTGCTTAACGTGCACAACAGCCTGAGCTGCCGGAATACCGGTCAGCTGCTCCATCTCTTCCCCAGACTTACCCGAGGCTGCAGCTCTAATCAGGGTTTCGTCTAGGAGTGATACTTCACTTCTTGACATACTCTAGGATGCTTTCGATCTTGGCATCAATCTCGTTGAGCCTATTGGTCAGGATGAAATACAATGCGTCGATCATCTCTTCAGCCGAAGGGGTGTCCTCTTCTGGTTCTGGCACAGACGTGATATCTGCTATGCCGCGAGACGGACCTGAATTCTCAGAAATTCCATCGAAAAATTTTTTTGAGTTGCCCATTTTAGAAACTTTCGTAGTCTATGAAGTCTTTTACTGCCTTGACTGCCTCTTCCAGGATCTCATGGATCTTGGCATCAACATGAGCTTCAAAGTAGACCTCTTCGTCGTGGATCTTGGCGCAGAAGACGTTCTCATCAATGCCATCGGGAGATGCATCCACAACGGAGATCTCAAGCTGGATGGTCTCAGTGTCCCACTCGGAGATCAAGAACTTTAAGCTACTCATGGTTACAAGTATAGTGGGGGCAAATTAGCCGAAAAGTGAAAAATATTGGATGCGGGTGTGAGTAGGGCAGCAAAATAAAAAAATTGAAACTTTTTGATTTCTTTCGATAGGGGGGGGCTGGGGCATGTCTCCCGACATTCCCCGAACTCTCCTAGTGCTTGCCGAATCCGAGCTCTGCCATAACTTGGGCAAACTCGCTGGAGCGTGTCACCCAATATATCGGGGCATCGGTCTTGGCGTAGGCAACCAAGGCGCGCGCGAATCCGCCACGAATCTTCAAAATGTCGGGGTTGAAACTGGTTCGGAATCTCCTGAGCTCGATGGTTGTCTTGCGACCGCTCCACTCGCTCCCGATGGTGTATTCCTCGGGCTCAATTCGCCAGTTCAGATTACTCACGCTTGCCCAAGTGTCTCGGCGTGCGCTCCCCTTGCCAGTTGCCCACTCTGCCAGACTCGCGCGGTGATTCTCGGTGTTGTAATCGTCACGCTCTCCCGTGAACCATTCGGGGGCAATCTTGAAAACGTGCTCCGCGATAATCACGGCGTTCACGGCTTGCCGTCTGGTTAGGTCTCGCGCCTCAACATGGACATGTCCACCTAATCGGGCGTAGTTCTCGTATGCGTAATTGTCGGCGCTCTCGGCGCATGCCTCAATAAACGGTGTGAATGTGTCATCCCAAGCGGTGCCGAGTGGCTTCTTAGGGGCAAACTCGTTGGCGGTGCATGAATCATCCGCGCAGTGGTCGGGGCTGTCGTTCTGGTCCTCGCAGTTGTCACAATTACAGTCATGGTATTGGCAGTCACGGCAACCACAATCGCAGTAGTCGTATTCGGTGTCAACCGAGCCATCAATCACGAACTGGAATGGCATATAGTCCCGATAGTTAGCTTTGCTTCTTGCCCTAGCTATCGCGACATGTTCTGCCTCGAAACTCCATAACCTCACGGCGGAATCGTTTAGCGCTTCAAGCTTCTCTGCATAAAGCGCTACTTGGTCTAGTTCTTGCTCTTCCATGTCTTGCCCTCGTTCTCGTGTTTGTTGTGTGCGCTGACATAGTGCCAGTAGCTCCCGAAAATTGCGGAGAGCCATAGGACTATTGCAACGCCATCAAGTGAAATCATCATGCCTTGAGTCTAGTGCTTTTGGGCATGTCGTGCAAGTTCTGCCTAGTGTTTCTTGTCCCCTCTTTTGGGGGACATTTTGGTTTGACTTTTTAGCCGTAATGGTGTAATACGCGTGGGCGGGTGCGCGTGTCGCGCGTTATGTGTGTGTCATGCCTTGGCTCTCAGTTAGTTCTCAGGAATCTCTCAGGCTAAGCAGCATGTCCGGACTCTCAGACTTCTCTCAGGAATCTCTCAGCTTTACGCACCTAGGCAGGGTGCGAGCGCTCTCGCGAATTCCCAAATCGAGATTTGCGCAGGGTGCCCGAGCCAGCGCGAATTCCCAAACTCTTCCCCGCATACAGGGTGCCAGCGAGCGCCCGAATTCCCAATTTCATTACATTGGGTTGTAATCACCCTTGGCTGGTGGGGTCAAACTGGTTTCTGCGTGGTGTTACGCGCGAGAGTGCCGAAACACGCCCATTTCATCAATAACTTGACAACATGACATCGCGGTGTAATACTGATACAACTAGACCGAACGGAGAACGGCTTGAAATACGAATGTAAATGCAACTGCGGATGTGAACAGGGTTACGACTACCAGCCATCAACCATCTGTAGCGAGTGCCAAGATGAACAGCACCAAGGCACAATGACTCAACGCTACTACCAGATTTACTGGTGCTCTGAGGACGGTCAAAGGGCTTACCACCTAGACCCAGAGACCAACTGTCCATACCGCTACTACACCTACGCAGACATGTTTGAAGAAGGCGAGCGTATCCGTAGCTTCTCGGGAGAACACAAGCTGATGTTCGATGTTATCGAAGTAGCTTGACAATTATCACAACATTATGTAAACTTGTAACACGACAACACGACAGCAACAACAGAAAGGTTAGGTGGTGCCCATGTGTGGTATCGGCGGTTTCTCACTATCAAGCAAGTCTCGTATCAACCCTCGCTCATTGTCCAACGCTCTACTTACAGAGCTAGACATTCGCGGTGACCAAGCATCAGGTTACGCTTATCACGGCAAGGACTCAGCAGGTGTCTACAAGAAAGATGTAGCAGGTGCACGACTCAACCTCAAGGGTATGTCCAAGTCTGCCAAGTCAGTCATTCTTCACACTCGCTATGCAACTCACGGCACCATCAGCGACATGGCTAACAATCACCCAGTCCAGTCACCAGACCAGACCATCAGCCTTGTCCACAACGGTGTTAT